TTCTTAGGCATTGCCATATCAGACATTTGTTTTTTAGTCATACCTTGATACACAGACTTACGGTTTTTAACTGGCGAACCTAATTTAAGTTTCTGACCTACACGAATTTTATTCGGGTCTTTAATACCAGGATTAGCAGCAAGAAGTGCTTTGAGAGTTGTCCCTTGTTTTTTTGCAATCTGTGAAAGTGTATCTCCAGACTTAATAGAATATGATGTAGCTTTAGATTTAAAATTAGAACCTTTAGTAAAATCAGAACCTTTAGGTGTAGATTTAGTAGTTTTAGATTTAAACTCAGAACCTCTAGGTGTAGTTTCTTTTCCTTTACCACCTAAAAGTGCAGCAGTAGTTAGAGCAGTACCAGTACCAACAATAGCCGCACCTTTTGCAAATTTCTTTTTCCTTTTTGTATCTGCGGCTTTACTAGCAGCTTCTTTAGCTGCTTTTTTTTCTGCTCTTGCTGCTGCCCTAGCTGCATCTTCTTTTTTAGCAGCAGTAACAGCTTTTTTAAGTCTTCGTTGTGTCCTACTCATAGGTACTTTATCTTTTACCTTGGGATCGGGACTAAGAGTAACAACCTTATTGGGTTTGTCTGCTACTTGAGTTTTTCTAGCTGCATCAAATAAAGCCATTGCAGCCCTTGTCTTACGTTTACCCTTTGTCTTACGCTCTGCCATTTTTTTTCTCCCGCCTGGATTTGAAATTTGTTTGCTAATACTAGCTCTATTAACCACGGGTCATGGCCTTTCCGTAGCCTTTAACAGCACAACCAACCCCTTTTGGTTTACCTACTTTACCACCTTTTTTTCTTTTAAAACCTTTAAGAATTTCTTTTTTTGTTTTTTTAAATTTAAATTCTTTTCCACCTCTTTTTTTTATTTGCTCACTTCTTTTATCTTTAGCTTTCTTTCTTCGTCTTGCTTCTTTTTCTGAAACTTTAGCCATTTTCGGACCTGTATTATCTTTAACAAACTGTCTTACATCTTCTAATGTTACACCTCGTTCTCTCAATGCTTGTACTATATCATATATACTAGCTCCTGCTGCTCCTAAAGCTACTGCTGGAGCAAACGGTCCTGATATGAAAGAACCTGCCGCAGCAGTTCCAGCTTTCATTGCTGCTTTTTTTAATAACTTTTGTTTAAGAGCTTCTGCTGCTTTAGTTTGTGAAATTTTTTCAGCAGCTTTTGCACCACCACCTAGTACAGCAGCTTCAGCAGCAATATATCCTAAAGGATTTCTGTCAACAAATTCATCAAGTGTTTCGCTTGGAATACGAGAAGCAGCTTCAACACCAGCTACACCAGTACCTGCACCGCCTATAGCTTTTAGGATATTACTTTTAGCACTAGCCATAATTAGTCGTACAAAGAAGCTATGAGTTGCGAACCAGTCATAACTTTACCACCGCTTTTTTTACCACGTTTTTGTAAAGATTTTATTCTAGCTCTATTTTTAGCTGCTGTCATAGTTGATTTATGAGGTTTTATTAAATTTTCTATAACATCAGTATTTAAACCAGCATCTTTTAATACTTGTTCTAAACTTTTCTCTGATTCTCTCTCAATAACATCTCTAATATTTGCTCTTTTTCTAAAGGCTTCAGTTGATGTACCTCCCTCTTTACCAAATTGTTCTTGCATATCTTTTATCTTCTTAGCAAGTTTTTTACCTGGAGTAACAGGTTTACGTTTAGATTTATCTGTTAAATTTTCAAAGGTCTTAACTATAGCTCTTGTTCTACGTTTACCTTTTGTCTTACGCTCTGCCATTTTAATTCTCCTTAGTCATATAGAGAAGCTACAAGATCATTACCGCTCATAACTTTTCCCCCAGTTTTACGATAACCCATTTTATTGCGTACAGGTGTAGGTAGTTTTGCAAGACCTGGATTACTTTGTTTATCAATAGATTTTAAAACTTTACTACCTGCTGCTCTTTCTACTCGACCAGAGAGAATACCTTTAGCTTCGTCAATACTTGATCTACTTGGATTAGAAGGAACAGTAATTCTTTGACCATCTGTAGTTATTACAAAAGGAATTTTAGCCTTATTCTTAGCATTTTTTAAAACTGCTCTTGCATATTTTTTATCTTCATCCACTAGCTTGCTCCCTGTGTTATTGTATCAGGACCACCAGCAGGAGAGCCAGCAACAGCTATATCATCCTGTCTAGTACGTCTTGCTTGGTTACGTAAAGCCCCTACAGCAGCAGTGTACTGACCTTGCCATACGGGTAGAGTATTCCAATCTTTATTAAACATAGTTGCTTCCATCATTGAACCATAGAAGATAGCATCATAACAATACTCTGTAAAATAATTTGAGGTTGTTACGCTTGTGCCTGTAGCAGAAGCAAGGGCCAGTGGTTGAGATGCTGTTTGTATTTCTACAGTAATTACTGAAACAGGTGTAGGTACAATTTTAATTGTTGAATTATTTTTACGTGAATAATATCGTGGAGTACCTGTAGATGCACTAACAGGCCAATAATCATTTACATATTCTAGAGTACGAGGTAATAGGTTAGTTACACTCGTTCCACTACTAGTTTTAAAATTAAGATTTCTAACAACTCTAACACGATCATTAAGAGAAATAGAACCAGCATTACCAGATGAAACAGATACAGTAGTAAATTCATCCAGTCCAAAATCATCTAGCTCTTTTACCAGACGAAACTCAGCCTTCTGGATAAACTTAGGAACTTGGTTAGAAAACTCAGTCCCATCATTTTCAGAAGTGTTAATGATGTCTGTTTTAAGATCGCTATAGTTAGGCATGTTAGCCTACATATAGAGTAATTGTTGGGGCCATAGCTGCTGCACCAGAAGTAGAAAGACTTACAATACCATGCACAGCAACACCCATGTCGCCAATGTAAGCATCGTTAGAATCCGTAGCACCTACCCTATAACGAAGAGCATTACCTTTGGCAGTCTTATTAGTAATCTGTTTACTGCCTGAAATAGCAATGTCACCTACAATAGTAGAATAAGCATGTACAGCAATTATACGAGTGGTTGTGGGGGTAGGATTATCGCTACCACCTTCAGAACCTAATGTAACAGTAGGAGTATCTACATAACGAAACCCAGTTATGATAGCTCCATCACTACTTACATTCTGTGCGACTTTTATATTAGATGCCATAATATCTCCTTTGGAAGAATGGGAGAGTAGCGTTAACTACTCCCCCACTTTCACCATTAGGTTCCAGCACTTCCGAAGAAGCCACGCCAGTCAGAAACACCAAAGCTGTAACGCTCCCGTGCCTTAAAGCGCAGGTTGCCAGTATCAAAGTCAGGCTCCATCTTCGTTTGAAGCGGAGAACGGACAAACATTTTTGTACCATTAGGAACATCAGTCTTAATGAAATACGCATTAGTATCCGTAAAGCGACGATTGATAAAGTAACCTTCAGGAAGCATACCCATGCTTCGGGTTACGTTGATTGCGTTTGTATTCGGGTTAGCCGAAGCAGCACTCGTTTGAGTGTTACCAGGACTGGACAGAATACGACCAGCAATCGCCCAAGAGTCAACAGGTACGTGCAACGACACCGCACTTGCACCAATGAGAATACCACGATCATCTTCCATTTTCTGGATGCTCGTAAGTGCAGTCTCAAGAGTAGCTTCCGTCAGGTCAGCAGCCGCCAAAAGGTTAGACTGACTTCCGTCTGAAATCGTGGGGTGTGCAGCAGAGAAGAACGCCGCTCCATCACCAATGGTATCAGAGAAACCATTGTTGAATAGATTAGCAGCTTTCACTTGCTTGGTATTCGCCATCGCACGGGCAAGACCCCTAGCACGAATTTTAGCAAACGTGTCATAGAGATTGTCTTCCATTGCTTCTTCCGTTACAGCAAATGCAAGAGCAACCGTCTCGTGTGAGTAACGAGCCGTGTAGCTTTCTTGCGCTCCGTCATAACTTACAGAAGCACCCTCACCCTTAGTCGGGGCAGTACCAAATCCAGTGAAAAGCACTTCTTCTTCAAAAGCACGATCTGAATTTTCTACATCATACAGAGAAGCATGTTCATCATTAACTTCTCCATACTCCATTCCAAAAACAGCATTAAGCCCAGGAAGGAGTTGTTTGCTAATACTAGCTCTATTAATAGCCATAATAAATCCTCCCTATTAAGCCGTTGATGCCGTAGCCGTTACAAAACGGTCACGGTGATGGTTGAGCCATACTTCTACA